CTATTCTATCTATCCTCAACCATCCATCGTCATTAGCTTCAGGATGACCCGGCTCGAATAAGAATGGAAATAGTGACTTGCGAAGATCACACACTAGATCATAGCAATCTTCCAAGTCACCATTCAAAAAGGGCTGTATACTCTTACTGTTCCATCTGATCTAGTTTCCGTGAGTACACGCGCACTCAGATTCGGTGCATCCAATACCTGAATTACTACAGGATGGTCCCCATTCACTCCCGGCTTGTGTCTGATTCCTCTGAAATAATGTCCATTCTTCCTTGTAGTCCAGATAGTGAATCCCATTGGTTCCTCACCATCATCTAGACCTACGGTTACATGACATGGAGTAGGTGGTTCCTCTATCTCGAAATCAATTCCATGCCCATGAGGGTCTGAACGATTACATTCAGGATCATAGCTGTGAAGTACTACGCGCATTCCTGTCTCCTCTACATCAGGATCTTCAATGGATTCCGCTATCGCCTCGTACTGAGGTGCGATTAATGAGTGTAATGCAGGATCATCGTATCCAGTTCCTCTCCAGTCACCTGCTGAGAATCCAAGTATGATCTTGACTGATTCATAGTCGTGTGCGATAGATGAAATGACTGGAGCTATCTGTTGAATCTCATGTCTGTTCGAGTCTAGATGACCCGCATTATTCGCATTACTGAAATAGGTCTGAGTAATGAGTGCGACTGGCCTATTAGCTTCTACTACTTTATTCCTACGAGACTGTTCAAATTGTGCTAATGTCTCACCAAGAGGTTTCTTCCAGTAACACTCTACGCCTATTACGTCTGCATTAGCTGGTAGACGTACGCCATGAGGAACGTATGCGATGACTGGTAGAGGAGCTAATTCTCCTAAATCAATTCTATCCTGTATTTCACGTACTTTTCTCTCTATAGAGTCCGCGTCACCATCAGGATCACCAGCTGTGTAGTAGTACAGCCACTCACCTGTAGCATGATCCTCTACGTGATTAGGATTCGTCTTATCATCTAGCCAACAGTTCCCAGGAAATGATCCATTATTATAGCGGTCGAATGATCCCATCCAAACTTTACGATTGATTCCAGTGATTGGAGGAATTGAAGTGGAGATTGGAACCATGTCTGATCTGACTACTACAGCAAGACGCGCGGGTTGATCTGGAACCCATCCAATGAGTGCGCACTCATTATCTCCATTGAATGAAACTCTTTGGTCATTAACTAGGGAGTCACGCCATACACTGAATTCATGATCGGTAACTCCATCCAATCTACCAATGACTCCATCGTCATTGAATGATTGCGCGAATTCTACTGGGCCACTACGAGTGAAATTCAATCCCCATTCATGGTTATTCCTCTGTGAATCCCATGATACCGGAACGGAATTGGAGATATGAGATAGTCCTGTAGGTACATTGTCAGGAAAGGTATGATGTCTAGATACAGCATGGGGCGAATCCAATGATCTTATCGCAGCAGTATTTCCTGAGATAAGATGCGCGCACAGTCCCTCTCCTATGGCAAATGGACGCTGACCCCATGCTGGACCTAAATCATAAATAGCTTGTGTATTCACATTCATTAGATGTCCATAGTCTGCTCCATCACGATATGCAAACCATAGAACTCCATTATGTGATCCCAGTCTACCTCCTGAGTTACCACCCTCCGGAAAGAATAGATGAGTCTGCTTGTCCTGTAAATCATGTGAATACGAGTCGATAGTGATTTCACCGTCGGCATGAAGGGCTACATAGATTCGCCCATTCAAACACAACACATCGACGACGTACGCACGTTCAAGAGCTAGTTCAATCACGTTTGAGAATGATAGGAGTGTTGGCCGTCGCGCGTATCCATCCACCTGCTAGATTAGCCTGTCCACCTGTTAGTGTGACGGCTACGTTAGCGGTGAATGCTGCTGTATTAGATTGCTGGATAGTAGGAGTAGTAGCGTCAGTGAATAGCGTTGTATTCACAGCAGGTAACGCATAGATCACGTTAGCTACTAGTGTAACTGGTGTGCCTACTGGTAGAAGTTCCATCGGCATGTGAGTACCTACTTCTCCGACTTACGATATCCTGTGAGTGGAGCCTCTGGAACTAGTGGAGGTTCTACAGGAGGTTTGTTTCCATCAAGAACTTTCAAGATGGCCCGGTAGGCTTTCTCAGAGAACTGCGTATCACTACACGCTACGTCAAGAATAGCCCTGATGTATAGATTCTGTTCCTCTGATGTCTCTAGTCGTACTGACTTAGGATCAACTAGATCAGGAGCGAATACGTGCTGATAGATCGAAACATCTTTGTCGCCTACTCTACGTGTATCACCTAGTGGCATGAGACTCTCCTATTCAGGTACATGGATAGTATCGAATGATCTTTCGTCACGAAATTGAGGAGCGAATATAACGAACTGCGGTGTCCCGCTTGCCCCACCTTCGGTGGACGTATCTTTCGGCTCAAGATTCTTTATTACTACCGCCATATCCTTAGCGATGCCTGACAGATCTTTAGCATCACTATAGTCTAGTTTCTCTTGTGTGATGGCTCCAAGTGCTGCGTTCAGAGTCTTACTTGCTTTCTTGATTGCCCTCTGACGGGATTTGTTTATGTGAGAGATGATGGATTCTTTAGGCTGGTTATATGATGCGGTGGATGTAGCGCCCTTAGCGTAGGCTGATACAGATGAGGGCGATATGCCGAAGTCCTTAGCCAACGATATAGCAGCAGCCCTACCGTCGATTACAGCAGTCTCACCGATTATTTTGCGTATAGATTCAGGGACGTTCACATCTCCATTGTTCCGCCCATGAGATGGGAGAGGTGAGTCAATGATCTCCACTTTAGGTGCGCGTATGGGACCAGATTTTCCATTAGAAAGATGATTCAGCTCTTGATTAAAATCATCCTCAGATACTATACCGATTGGCATACACCTCTCCCGTTCATAAAGAGAGTCTCACATGTTTTCCCGAAAGTCAAGGACTTTAAGTCCTTTGCTTTCTTCAACTTACGGGCAAAGGGTAGATTCTACTTACCCCCCTTTTATTATAGTATGAGACTCTATTTTTATATGAGAGACATTATCTATTTATGTATGAGAGACATTATTTCACTCAAGCCCCCTCGGGACATTAGCCGAGGCTCAAGCTGGCATGGGTCGCCGGGTGCCATCGGCCACTGTCCCGAGGGGGCTGAAAAAAAGTCAAAAATAAATGGTGCGAACGGACCAACCTATGAGACACTACTTGTGTCCGAGCGGTAGTCACCGACAAGCGCCTAGCGCGAGTCACCGACAGAACCCGCCGGAACAAGTTACGGCGCTGAGCGGATCTCGCGCCACCCCTCGACGGCGGCGCTAGTTAGTAGTTCATTGACAACCTACCGCAAAACCCTAGCACAAGGCGTGTTAGGTCTATCGCGCATAACGCCCGATAGCGTTAAACTACGGAGTGTGAAATGGAACGTAAAGAAAAGCTCGACGCGGAAGCAGAACGAGGTCGCGGCAAGACCTTTCCAAAGATCGTATACGCTTACAACTGGCTGGAGTATCAGACCGATACGCCCGAAGGTGAAAAGGAATTCAAGGATTCCAAAGCGGAACTGACGATTCAGGAACAGATCAAGGTCCGTAACGGTGAAGCGCAAACGAAAGCCAGAACAGCGGCACTCAATGCGGCACTCGACGCGGCAGGGATTGAAAAGTCGGACATCAACAACGACGATCAATTCCGTCTCAAAAAGATGTTCGAGGTGTTGATGAGCACGAAGCTCTACACCGAAGACAAGGCTTGGGAGATGGCCGAACTCAACTGTAACGTGAAGCGAGCTGAGTAGTTAATCCGGGGCCAGCTACACTCTGTAGCTGGCTCCACTTTCGCATCATCCGAAAGGACGAAAGAAAATGTATCAGATCATTTGGACCGACACCCAGGACGACCAGATTCACAGTGTCGAAGTCTCCTCGGTGAAGTCAGTTGAGGTCGTGCGCGGAACACTGGAACGTCAGCCCGGACGCTTCCGCCACGTCACGGTTAGGAACCTGAGACAGTCGCGCAGGTTCCGCACCGAGATCATCCTTAACATCGCGGACTTCTAGCCAGCCAGCCGGGGGGACACCACCCCCGGCTCCTCCTCCGATCCCCTCGGTGAACCAGCGGCGGATCAGCCAGGGCCTGATCCTGTGCGTCTCGCTCCGCTCCGCTCCTGATCTTTCCTGTGCAGATACTGTGCGCGTCCTGCGTATGGGTAAAATCAAAACCAATCACTCCGCTACCGCTCCGCTGCTGATATATCCTGTGCATCATTACAGGATCGGTGGGGGATATTATTGCCTGTCCGTGTGTGTGTGTGTGCGTGTTGACCCCCACCCCCGATACGGACCACACACAGGGCCGGGAAGAAGGGGGGATAATAAATACTATTTTTTTTTTTATATTTTTTTTAGAGTATTTAACTATCCTCCTCCGATCCTATCGCCTCGGGAGGTCGCTTGACTTGGGGTCTGGCCTATGGTAGACTAGACACGCACACGCACACACAGACACCGATCCCCCGCGGCCTCGGAGGAAGATTCTAGATTGGAGAATAGTATGGCAAAACATCCGCATAGAGTAATGCTAATCAACAAGAAAACATGGAGATGCACATTACCAGGGTGTAGTTTCTTCGTTCACCTCGGACTCGCGCACGTATTGTTAGGCAAACAGGGAATCTGTTGGGAATGTGGAGAACAATTCACATTGGAGGAAGAACTACTCAAGATAGATCAGCCAATCTGTTATGACTGCGTGAATCGTAGTAAGGGCAAGCCATCAATGGCAGAACTAGCTGAGGCTAATAATGCATTGGAGGTATTGAGAAAGCATGGAGTGAAATACATTAGTGAGCTGACTCCATACCAGATTGATAACAATAAGATGCTAGGAAAACTCACAGATAATTCAATCAAGAGATTAAGAGAGATGGAGGCTAACTCACGCGCACTCTATAAGGCTACATCATCAGAGGAGGATCATATAGAAGTATCGGAGTAGGATACTAAAAGCCGGAAAGTGTCTCGAAACGGGACACACTACAGGTTGGGGTCCGGTCGGCCAAAACGGGCCGGACCCTACCACCCCTTGGGGCTTGACACCCATGATACAATGGATGCAGGCCAATCTCCGGCCCGCCGTTAGTATCCCTACAGGATAGTATACGGATCATCCGAAAGGACAGTGACCGATGAAACGGTTCTATTGCACAGTATGTCGTAAGGTAAAACGGGTTAGAAAATACCCGACTAGCGTAGCTATGTCCACGCGCACTTCAGTTCATCCTGAGGAGCGTGTTGGCGTATGCTCACGTCACGAAGCATACATTCACCCACAGTATCGTAAGGTAGGTCGCTAATGCCTATCGCTGAGATCAAGGGCGACTGTGAATGTTGCATCAAATCCATCAATGTGGTTCTGTATCGCCACGATGGAATGTTGATGTGCAAAGGATGCGAAACGGATCACCTGAGAGGTAAGCAGGAAGCCGTTCAGCAGATCATTCAAGCATCAGCCAAGATAGACTCCTCTATCGAGATTAAGCCTGACATCTACATGGCTCAGACAGTTCCAGCGGTGGAGCTGAGGTCTGCTATTGAGGCTGACGAGACTATCCCTGCCGACCAGAAAGAATACGCATTCACTAAGCAGTCATTCGATCGGTGGCAGAATCTCCAAAAGGTCATTTTCGAGGATCGTGCCGCACTACTCGCAAAAGAGACTGAAGCTAGGATGTGGCAGGTTAACATCCAGAATGCCGCTGGTAAGCTCAGAGCGGATCTCAGGAAAGAGTTTCAGATCCTCGACGTTAACTATCAGCCGACTGCTATCACGAAGAAACAAAAGACTACCAAAGCAGTCAAAACCACCAAGGTATCATACAACAAGAAAGAGCTGTATGATGCTGCCAAAAAGTATGATGTTCCTGCCGCTCTGATCCAGTCAATCATGATTGGCAATGCTGGTATCTCATACGAGGAAGCTGCCAAGCGACTCCATGCACAGATTCACCCGCAGGTAGCCGAAACGAAGTAACACGTATCCGAAAGGACGTGGATTATGGATCGTAGAGAAGCGTCAGAACTACTAAGAAAGGAGATGAATACTCACGGTCTAATAGACTGGAGTGTTCGTCTCAATCAGAATGCCGAGAGTCATTTCCTCGGCTTGTGCTCACATAAGGATAAGTGCATTATCCTTTCCGCCCACCATATCGACATTCACCCTGATCCAGATGTGGTGAATACCATCCGACACGAGATCGCCCACGCACTCACACCCGGTCACGGGCATGATGAAGTGTGGGCTGCTAAAGCGCGTGAAATAGGGTGTGATAACACTCTCCCTTGTTCTAACCTGTCACTATCGCCTCAGATCATTGACGCCATCCGATCTGGGGCTACCGTCGAAGTAACATTCGACGAGCAGGTGATACGCACTCCGAAATACACCGTTACACGGATTCAAGAGAAGTGTGAAGTATGCGGTAAGGTCGCAAAGACTAAGAGTGAGAAGATCGTAGAGACTCCTGGTGATACGCAACCCAACATGAAATACACCTTGTTGGAATGCGGTCACATGATGTTCCGCACAATACCCAAGGGGACACCGTTCCATATGTTCCAGATGGGTGGTGACATCAACTGCAAGCATGAATGGGACAAAAACAACTGTGTGAAATGTTCGCGTAAGAGGCCATACGCATTCCAGATCGAGGGCATGAAATTCATTGAGGCTGGAGTCGCCATGAATAGTGGCGCGGGATGCTTCGATGAGATGGGCCTCGGTAAGACAATACAGGCTGGCGGGTATGTTTACTTCCATGAGGAATCATGGCCTGTATTGTGGATCGTCAAGTCTGGTCTAAAGTATCAGACATTCTCATTCATTCTCCACTGGTTAGGTGAGCAGCACGTTCCACAGATCATCAATTCATCTAAGGATTGGTTGATCCCCGGCCTCAAGCACTACATCATCAGCTATGATATGTTAGTGCCGAAGGTCAAGACCATGAAGAAATCTGGGAAGGTGGTCCGATCCGGTTACGATATCGCCCAGTTCGATAAGGTGGGTATCAAGACTATCATCCTAGATGAATGTCAGCAGATTAAGAATGCTGATTCCTCACGCACTCAGATGGTTCGGCGTGTAGCTAAGGGACGTAAGGTCATCGCACTCTCGGGCACACCGTGGAACAACAGAGGATCTGAATTGTTCCCCGTCCTCAACATGATGGACCCCATCAAATTCAACTCTGCTGAGGGGTTCAAGCATGATTGGGTGGAGACATTCTGGCAGGGTAACACACTCAAGGAAGGTGGTATCAAATACATCAAGAGGTTCAGAGAGCATACGAAGGATCTACTGATCCGTCGTGAGAGAACTGAGGTTATGTCTGAACTACCCCTAGTCAATCGCACGAAGCTCAATGTAGTCTTAGATCAGACTCAGGAGAGTATCTACGATGCAGCCGTTGAGGACTTCGTAAGATGGTATGAGGATCACGTAGAGGAGTTAACTGGCATGGCTATCATAGCAGCCATGCAGAAGATGCGTCATCTCGTCGCACTCGCCAAGATTCCTGCTACACAGGAATACATCGAGGAGTTCGTAGAGGATACGGATCGTAAGATCGTAGTATTCGCGCATCACAAAGATGTTCAGTCCATACTCTACGAGGAGTTCAAAGAGAAGTATGGTAAGGACTTAAAGGATAAGGATGGAGAGATAATTCGTAAAGCCATCCCTGTCCTGCGTATCATCGCTGACATGAACGGGCATGAGCGTAATGAGGCTGCATTGAAGTTCAATGAGTCTCCTCGTGCTATCATGGTTGCTAGTCAGCTTGCATCAGGTGAAGGTCTAAATCTTCAGACCTGTAGTGATTGTGTGATGCACGAGAGACAGTGGAATCCGGGTCGTGAGGAACAGTGTGAAGGACGATTCATTCGTATCGGTCAGTTGGCTACCAGCGTCAACGCAATCTATGTTCAGCTTGAGGGGCTGACGACTATTGATCCACAGTTAGATGGTATCGTTGAAGGTAAGCGCGTTCGGTTCCACGCAGGCATGAATAAGACTGAAATGCAATCGTGGAGTGAGGACGCAATTATGAAGGATCTGGCTGCTGTGATTGTGGCTGCACACCGCAGAAAGTATCCTGACTCAGGAAAGAAAGCGAGTTAACTATGAATGAGAAAGTTCTCGACAGGGCACTAGAATATTGGAGAGAGCAGAATAACGATATGCATCGTTGGGCTTCCTTCTCATGTGATCCTACAGGCGCAAGGGTGGTTACTGGAGTAATTCACCCTGATGGCACGAGGGAACTACCGAACACTACACGCGCATTCTTCCTATCAGTCGAGGGAGATGTGAAAAGTGTAACGTGGGTTCATCTGTGAGAGATAGTGAATGAAGGACTGAGGGAACCCCTTCGTGGGGTTCCTTCATTCGTTCCGTCGCTGTTGATCTAACCTGTGCGCAAAGAGGAGTCCAAAACTATGAATGAGACTGTTGGAGATGAAGTGGAGACTACCTGTTTGGGTGATGTTCCTGTCACCTGTGGAGTCTGTAAGAAGGAGATCAAACTAGGAGATCACGTTATTCAGATCATGCATGGGACAGTAACATCTCTGATTGAAACACCCGGTCCTTCTGAACTAATCATGGAGTTTCAGACACCGGATCATCACGTATCTCACTTCGATTGTTTCAGCAAGTCAGTTCACTTTAACTGGGAGAAGAAGTAATGACTATCGTGAAATACATTATCTCAACGGGCGTATGCACGAGTGGAGAATTGATCCGACTCGCGCGTGAGAACAAGTCTGATTACGAGTCTCTCATCAAGATGGCTCGTGAACAGATGACGGCAGAGGGCGTGGAGATTGAAGAAACGGTAAAGCAGTAATGGTATCACTTGGAATGATACTGTTCGTATTACTCATTTGTATCTCATTAGGAGATAGCAAGTAATGGGAGTTCGTATACTACACGGACAGTGTTCTGCCGTGTTGTATTGTAGCACCACGGACTGGGCTTTCGGTCCAGTCTTTGGTGATACAGATACACATGATGCAGAGGAACGTGCTGAAGCCTTCTGTGACTGGCTCAGTCCTAAAGATCCACGCGACATGGATGATAGTGAACTAGAAAGACTCTACATCCGATTCTGCGATCAGGAAGAACAATACTGGAAAGAAAAGGAAGCGGAGTCTGCATAATGGCTAGCTACTATGACGACAACTTTGGATTCTGGGAAATCGACGATGAGGATGATCTTGAACACTATCGTCAGACCCAGAAAACTAACGTGCTGAAGAAGTGTAAGGGTTGTGGGCATAAGGTGAGGATTCAGCCTGACTACGCATACTGCAACGGATGTGCAACCAAGATTGAACGGGGGATGGACTTCTAATGCCACTCTATAACGGTAAACCATGTCCGTGTGGTAGTGGATTGTGGCGTGAGGCACAGTATGATGGTAGAGGAATCTTTCTCTGCTATACCTGTAACAAGTGCTATCAAGCCAAGATGAAAACCTACAATCCAGTCATTCTGGATTACTACACGCAGGCGGACGTAGACGAACAGATCGAGGAAGATATCTAATCATGCCTAACCACTTCCATATTGATGTCGTGGTAACTCAAGAGGAAGTGGAGATTATCAAGGCAGAGTTTGAGGAATATGTAGAGGAGGCTGGTGGATTCTCTATCCATGTCATGTCAGATGATGAGGAAGTGATTCCATCAGCCCAACTACAAGCTGTCCTAAGTAAAATGTATCTCCACTTACTCGCAACTATCGCATTCGGTAAATTTCAAGGAGTTCACTAATGACTGTGAAAAAACTCGCTAACAAGACTGCAAAGAAGTTTCCTCTACCACGTTCACTGAAACAGCTATATCCTAATGTGGAACACGCGGTTGATGCATCCAAACCTATCGAGATCGTAGTGGATGCTAAGGATTGTAAGGAAGCTGAGAGACTCAATCCTACTGAATGTGCTCTTGCGCGCGCAGCTAAGAGAGAACTGAAAGCTGATGGTGTCATCATCGGTATGCAGTCATCCTACATCATCAAGGGTAACGTGGCTGTTAGGTTCGCTACACCTGAATCGGTTCGTCGTGAGATCGTATCATTCGATCGTCATCAGGACTTCGCTCCGGGTGAATACTACCTTACACCCAAGTCACCCTCCATGAAGCTCGGTAAGAACTATCATCCTGATAGGTATCGTGGTGAGGGTGGTAAGATCAAGTCTGCACGGCGTAAGCATCACATGAGTGCGCGTGTTCGCATCCTTCCATCAGGTAGTGAGTAGTGACTGACATACTGGTCCCGAAGAAGAACATTATCATGGACGCCACGGTGCTATCGAGCATCATGTCATGTGGCCGATACCATGATATTCGGTTCAACCATCGCCTTGTGTCCATGAGTGGAAAATCAAACTCCCTGGAGGTGGGGAGTTTGATCCACAAGGTGTTGGAGGTATTCTACAAGCATCAGATTGATGGCTTTCCACGTTCTACCTGTGTAGGTAACGCACTCATAGCGGGTCAACTATACATCACAGGTTGTCCCTACTGTGCTGACGGAACCAATGATTCACCTGAGTGTAAGCATGAACCGGCAGAGTATCCGGGCATGACTAACACACCTGAGAACAATGATCGTTTCGTTGTAGGCTGGAAGTTCGCACTCGATACATGTGAACAGTATTTCAAGCACTATGAGAACAAGGATTCATTCATCCCACTAGCCGCTGAACATGTGAAGGGTGAAGTGATCTACGAGGACGATGAGATCCGTGTATTGTGGAAGGCTAAGATAGACCTACTCATAGATACGAACCAAATCGGTATCATATCTATGGATCACAAGACGTTCAAACAAAGACGTGACAAGTCTACTCTATCGAATCAGTTTCTCGGTCACTGTGTCCTATTGAAATCACAGAACGTGTTAGTGAATAAGATAGGACTACAGACTACACTGAAGATAGACGAGAGACTGACGAGAGAGGTAGTGAGCATCTCGTCAGATAGGATACTTGAGTGGCAGGGTGAGATAGTTCCTTACTACGCATACAAGTATGTTCAGTTCACTGAGTCAGGCTACTGGCCTCCTGATTACACGCACTGTGACAACATGTTCGGTGCGTGTCCTTACAAGAGAGTCTGTGAAGCTGATAGGGGAATGAGAGAGGAGGTGCTGAGGTTAGAGTTCCAGAAGGCTCCTGTGTGGGACCCTCGGAACAAGGAAGATGTGTAGTGTCAGTAACTGCGAGAAGGAGTGTCCATGAAAAAGACAGTGTTACTTGGCGTTATGTTGTTCGGTATGTCAGTATCTCACGCGCACGCGGCGTTGATGCTGGCAGGGACTATCGGTGGAGTGAACTTCTGCGCTACGGATAATAACGTAGTGTGTGGGTTCGGAACACAGTTGTTCGATGTGAACTTGAATGCGAACATTCTGTCACTCGATCCTGCTAACATCGGTGGACTGGATATACAGGGTAGTCTGTATACTCAGACCATCGGCACACACAATGTTCTCAACAGCGGCTCGTTGCTGATCGAGAACAATACTGCTGCTACCATCAATGGTGCTCTGGCAGTTGGTGGGACAGGATTCCTCGGACCTATTACACAGGCTAACATCAGTGGTAGTGGGACGTGGGAAGATGCAGCAGGATCTACAATCACCATGAGGTGGTTTAATGATCCTACGAATACACAGGGTGGACTGAATCCGGGTATTGTGCAGCCAGGTATTCTACTCAATACCTTTAGTCACGTCGCAGGTGCAGGGACAGACTCATTCAGTCATACACAGAATGGGATTCCTGTCATTGATCCTGCATTGTTCGGGATGACGTTGCAGTTCAATCTGTCTCTAGCAGCCAATGGAAATTTGGTGAGTAGAGGACAGACTATCACGAAAGATCAGGTAGCAGTTCCTGAGCCTATGTCACTCGCACTCATGGGTCTGGGTCTATTCGGAACAGCTATGAGACTACGTCGGCGCATCATGTAATAAACGGGGGGACTAATAATCCCCCCATCTTCAATGAGATTACACGCGCGCGTGTCATGTCATGGAGGATAAAATGACAATGTTAGACTTCTGCCCTAACTGTAATGAGGAGACTCTGCATGAATCAGTAGTGGGTGACGCATACTTCAAGTATGGTATCCAGTGTCTGAAGTGTGAGGTGGTATTCCAAGCTGTTGATCCTAATGAGCCTGTTCAACTAGAATTTGATTTCGAGGTGGATATTAATGCCATCAATGAGTGACAGTAACTTCGATGCACTCTATGTGCTGATGAAGGGTGAGCCGGGATTACGTAAGTCTACACAGGCTCTATCGTTTCCGGGTCCTCAATATTGGTTCTCATGGGATAGAAAGATGAATAGTATCTATCTACCCATGAAGAAGTGGGGGATAGATCCTAAGACTATCTCATACGATGACTATGAGGATTGGACTAAAGCTAAGAAGAAATTAGAACAGCTACAGACAGATTGTCCATACAAGACACTAGTGTTTGACAGTATCACGTCAATGGCTGACATGACGTTACGTCAGACTACTAAGTTAAAGTATGGCCTTACGCGCTCAAGTGGGGCGGCAGCGGGTAAGTTAATTGCAGGCATCGCAGTCAATGAGATAGAGGACTACAATGCAGAGTCCGCTGCTATCAATGAGCTTATCGCACTCACCAAAGATATCCAGGGATATCATAAGGTGAATATCATTCTCATCGCACACGTCGTTCAGGCGGAATACAGATCGACGGTGAACAACACAACACACATTTCCCGGCAACTCGTAACAGCCGGTAAAAAGGTCGCAGCAAAGATACCCGCATACTGTGGTGAAGTATATCACTTCAACATCAAGCGGGATGCTGGCGGACAGGGAGGTGCATACACACTACTGACAGAGCACACTGGTGATGACTTCGCAAGAACAGCACTAGGACTGGACAAGGAAATCGTATTTGGGGATAAGCCTCTATACGATACATGGATCAAACCAGCCATCACCAAACTACAACAGTCCTACACACCCGTAACGAAGTTCTAACAACACAGAGGTAACTGAGCATGAGTCCAATCATTGAATTCTCCGACCGTGACATGAACCGTGGGAAAGTTATTGATCCCGCGTGGTATCTGGTCAAGATCGAAAACATCGGTGAAGCACCGTCGCGTGATGGTGGGTCCACCAACTATCCCGTGGAAGGTATCATCATTAAGAACGCTGACAATGGTGATGCTAAGTTCGCAGACACTATCATCGAGTGGAACTTTAACAGCAAGGCTATTGGCTTTGCAGTAGGGTTCCTCAAGGCTCTTGGGATAGATGTCAAGGCAGGTGCGAGATTCGATCTCGCCAACGCTATCGGCCACAACGTGGAAGTATTCATCGAGAACGGTGAATGGCAGGGTCGTATCGTGAACCGTGTGAACCACAAGTATCGTGAGGTTCGCAGCTAGTCAGTAGCCGCAGGGGGATAGGATTGTAAAGGCCGTCCTATCCCCCATTTCACTATATGGCCCAATCTACGTGGAGAACACTTCAATGAATATGCAACAAGACGAAGATACTATCAAGGACGACGACACAGCCGAGGATCTTCCTGTCCCTGATGAAGATGAAGATGATCGTAGCGCAGATGACGCGGACGATTGGGAAGATGATGACGACGATGAGGACGACGAAGATGAAGAAGTAGATTCGTAGTATTCACTGGGTAGTGATCAGAACTTGCTAGTAAAATGCGCGCACACGCACTCCGGCTAGCATAAGTTGATACTACTCGGTGATAGGGGATGCGCGCAAACACTACTAGCAATAACGCACAGTAGAATACGCGCGTGTCCCCGTCTTTTCGAGGGAAATAATGGACATAAAGGATACTAAAGTAATAGGGAGAATCATCAAGATAAGTAGACAAGGATGGGGATTCATCTCATCCAAGGAGATCAAATTCACACGTATATTCTTTCACTGGACAGCACTCAGACAGGACACAATGCCCTTCCTCGAACTTAGGATCGGTATGCCAGTAGAGTTTACTGCTCTGCAAATACCGGAGAAGGGCTGGAGAGCTGTGCATGTTCGCGTGCTAGAGAAAGAGAGAATTGATGGAGTCTCTAATAATCTGTCCGAACTGTCAGAATGATGATAAAGATTTAATAGAATATGTACGCAAGAGGAGATATTTCTGTGAGGTCTGTGGGAAAACCTTCATTGCACCTGATCCAGAACTGGAGAATAGCCGTGACACACGCAGAGAAAGTCAAGAAGATAGCCAAGATACTGAAGAAGAATTTTCCTGATATTGATACTGCCAGAACAATTCACATCTCATTCACTATCATCGAAGCACTAGAGGAACCAGCTTCCAAAGTGGAGATCAAGCCTGTATGAAAGAGTTCCATAAAGAAATGTTAGACGCTATCACTAAAGACTGGAATGTTCAGCAGATCGAGAACTACATTGCTGAAGTAGAAGAAAGAGAGACTTTACTGGGTGAATGGATTAAACATCTGAAAACTATACGTAAGAAGAAGATACGTAAACCACCTGTAGATACGGGGACTCGTGGTGGAACATAAATATGTTCCAGGTATGGGGCCAGTTGGTGCCAAGTGGATGATACTTGGCGAGGCTCCATCATATGAGGAAACTGCTGCCGGTAAACCCTTCGTAGGTCCATCAGGTAGAGAACTTGATAGGATACTGAAGGATGCACAGGTGCCACGATATGAGGCATGGATAACTAACGTATGTAAATATGAGGTTCCAGCTAATAAGGATAAGAAAAGACTTCCATTTGCCATGCGCGCTCGTAATCATGGCATCGACATGGAACAGCAATTATCTGAGCTGAGAACAGAGATTAGTGAGATTAAACCCAATGTTATACTCGCTCTCGGTGGGACTGCTTTGTGGGCGTTATCTGGGAAGTCCAAGATTAGTGCGCACAGAGGAAGTATTATGTGGGGGATGGGAACGAAGTTTGTTCCTACCTATCATCCCGCGCACTTGTTACATACTGGTGCGGGTGGAGAGATTAAGGGCTACTGGAATCGCCAAGTAATGATCTTTGACTTTAAGAGGGCGTATACCGAATCACAGAGTCCTCTCTTAGAGTTACCTTCCAGAGTCTTACAGATAGCTCGAAACTCAGGTGAGCTATACGAATTTCTGAACAGATACAAGGACCATAAGCTACTGTCTGTAGACATAGAGGCTGGAGGTCATTGTCTACCCATCTGTATTGGACTCGCATTCAGTAAATCACATGGCATGACAGTCCCTCTGTGGAATCGTGACGGCATTAGCACGATCCCTGACTCGGACTTAGTGACCATGTGGAATATGGTAGCAAAGGTGCTATGGGAGAAAGACATTGTTGGGCACAATTTCAATTATGACCGTGACAAAATTAGAAGGCTCGGATTTGCGATCCGTCGAATACATAGCGATACCATGCTTAAAGCCTTTGCTATTAACCCTGAACTCCCAAAAGGGCTTGCATTCAATACTAGTATCTACACGAGAGAACCATACTATAAAGATGAAGGCATGTATGAAGGGCAGTATCGAGATCTCCTTCTTGGATGTGCGAGAGACTCGTGTGTAACATACGAAATCAATGAGAACATGGAGCCTGATCTAGAGGAGTTAGGTGTTAAGAAGTTCTATGAGAACTTCCTAATGACTCTGCCTGACTTCTATCTAGAGATAGAGAACAATGGGTTCAGAGTCAATGAGGCTAAGAGAGAAGAACTGATAGAGAAATACGTAAGATGGGATGAACGTCTTGGATTCGAGATGTTCCAACTCGCGGGTATAGATGTTAATCCATCCTCTCCTCTACAAGTCCATTCACTCCTATTCGATCATTGGAAGCTACCTCGTAGACAGGGGGTAGGTGAAGAAGAACTAACCGCACTCCTGAATCTACAACATGGAGTGAAGTATCCGCAACATCGACAATGGATAGAGAAGTGTTTGGAAAGGAGGAGAGTTAAGAAAACCCTATCCACCTACCTGATGGCTATACCTGACTATGATGGAAAGATGCGCACTACTTGTTTCATGTGTCTAGAGACAGGTAGGACTAGTACGGGTCAGCAGAAGCCACCTATCAGACCATCGGTGGATATCGTAGGCAAGGGTAAAGAGAAAGATATGAAGCCTATGGGGACTGCGTTTCAAGTCCTCACCAAACATGGAGATATTGGAGCTGACGTTAGAGGAATGTATGAGCCTGATGAGGGCGAAGTATTCGTTCAACTAGATTCGAGTCAAGCTGAAGCGCGTGTTGTATTCAACCTTGCAACTGATGAACAAGCATTAAAGGACATAGATGAACATGACTATCATGCTCTTACTGCTTCTTGGTTTTTCGGTGGTAGTGAATCTGATTACTCTAAAAAAACTCTGGGTTATGAGTCACCCATTAGATTCGCAGGGAAAACTTTACGCCATGCGGGGCATCTTGGAGCGGGCAAGCGTAGAGCAGCTACGGAACTCAACACACAAGCGAGGAAATATAAAATAGCATTCACTATTACTGAACAACAGGCTGATAGATCACTGAAGATATTTCATGCTAAGCAGCCTAAGATCCAACAGGTATTCCATGCACAGGTCATTGAATGTCTGAAGAATACGCGCAAACTGGTAGCCCCGCTACCGTGGGGGATTGATGCTGAACGAGGTGGTGTACGTATATTCTATGAACGGTGGGGAGATGACTTGTTCAGAGAGGCTCTTGCCTATCTCCCACAGCGGGCCGTCACTGATAATACCAAAGCGGCTGGTATTAGGATCAAACGGCAGTTCAAAGAAGCAAAGATTATTCTTGAGGCTCATGACGCACTTCTTTTTTCGGTGCGAAAAGAGTATGTCCAAGACTTTATTCCAATAGCTAGGAAGGAGATGGAGCGTCCTATCAATTTCACATGTTGTTCTTTACCTAGAAGGTTTCTTAAGATACCATGTGATGTGGAGGTTGGCGAAAACTATAAAGACCTAAAGAAGTTTAAGGAATTGAGTGATGCAATGGCTGGACACATTATTAGCACAGCACTCTGAACTTGAGAGTCCCACAAACTTTTGGTTATGGGGTGGATTAGCTGCGATCTCAGCAGTAGTAAAAGACAATGTATGGTTAGACCGTCAGATCTATAACCTGTATCCCAATATCTATGTTATGCTACATGCTGAGTCTGGATTGAAGAAAGGTCCACCTATCAGCATGGCTAAGCAGTTGGTGAGGGGAGTTGGTGGTATTCGTACCATCTCGGGGCGTAGCTCTATTCAGGGGATACTGAAGGAGATGGGAACGGCTCAGACTCAGCCGGGAGGTAGAGTCATTAACAAGTCTGCCGTATTCATTGCAAGCTCTGAGCTTACGAGTAGTATAGTTAGTGATCCTGTAGCTATGGATATATTGACTGACCTGTATGATCGTCAGTATAATATAGGTGAATGGAGATCCCTGCTCAAGATGGAGCAGTTCAATCTGAAAGACCCTACCATCACTATGCTGACGGCTACGAATGAGGCACACTCTACTGACTTCTTCGCAAAGAAGGACATACATGGAGGTTACTTTGCACGCACTTTCGTCATATCAGAGACTCAACGTAACCGCGCAAACAGTCTACTAGTTCCACTCACCAACCCACCTAAGTATCCAGAGCTAATCGAATACTTAAAGATACTGGCTAAACTGACGGGAGCATTCGCTCCACTCGCGCGCAACGTGCCCACAGAGGACTGTATAATACCCTTCAAGGAACACATCACTGGAGAGATGAACTACTTCTCTGCGGCAGGACTGGTGTATCAGAAGTGGTATGAGGAGTTCATTGATGAAGTATTGACACAGGAACTAAGGGATGATACAGGCACATTGAATAGGTTTGGTGATTCAGTATTGAAGGTAGCCATGCTATTGAGTCTGAGCAGAAGTCCAGAACTGAGGATAGATCCAGACTCTATGCACCTAGCCATCCAATACTGTAAGACACTGGTGGGTAACATACGTCACATGACATTTGGTAAGAAAGGACTATCAGATGCGAAGGATATCAAGACTCTGATACTGAATGAGCTACGTGATCGTCGTCAGATATCCCGTCAGATGTTATTGAAAAAGATGTGGGCACACTTCAGACAGGCAGGTGAACTAGATGATATAATGGAGTCATTCCATCAGGCGGGTTCAATCAGCATAGAGTCTATAGGGAATCAGATCATCTATGTCATGCCTGATACACAGGCTATTGAGTTGAATGATTACTTCCAGGGTAAGGGTAAATGATAATCCCGATCCCTACCTACACGGAACCTGAAGAAATCCATGTACCTGACACGCCCTCAGAAAAGGGTGATTGGATCAGATGGTTCCTAGATTGTCCACACTGGAAGTGTGATTCGTGCCGGATCACGAATTTCGGTAGAAACAAATATTGTGCGAACACTAAGTGTAAACAGCCTAGACCTACTTCTTACGTCGAGAACGTATTTCCCACGTAGCTCCACCAAGAAGTAGGGCTAGACCAATGATCGCACACAATAGGATGAGAATACTCATTCTTCCCAAGGGAAATTACGTTTTTCCTGCTCTGATGCGTTCCAATTCCACGGCATGAGATCACGTACTCCACCACCTGTAACTAGCCAGTCATTCTCAGGGGCTACCAACTTACCCTGTGATTCACCATGTTCGTATGTCTGAGTACCTAATCCAATAGCAGCAGCAGGACCAAGACCCGGTACTAAATCTGGGTTCTCGTCATGGAGACTAATCAAGTCTTGTACGAGAAGTGAGGTGAACATCTGTAGAGTGCGATCCCCTACATGGAAGGGATTGTACTCAGATGCATTACCTAGATCATATGCAAACTTGTAGAATGGATTCAGCTTATTGACGACGAATCGTTCCAACATACCTTCGTTAGTCTGAGCCTGATAGCCTGATCCAGCACGATGATATGTACCAGTAGCAGATGATGTAGATCCGCCATACCATAACCTAGCATACGTCACAAGGAACTGGAGGAATCCACCGCCCGCATCCATGCGCGTATTACCTACCCTCACCTTACCAGCATCAGCACTGGTCATGTCGTCGCCTACTTCTCCATCCTCATCATTAGCCTCTAGATACATCTTTATTATCGAAGTAAAGAGGAACCATCCAGCCGCTACTGATAGTAAGGATCTAAGATACTGTTTCCTTACGAATGGACTAGCCATGATGTAGGTACTCGGACTCAGTAGACGCGCGCGTGAGAAGAACAGACCCGGAGAGAACATTACACCACTAAGAACCTTAGCAGCAGATTCAAAACTTACATGTGTATACTTGGACGGAAGAACATGTACCTTGTATGGTGCCTGTCCTATAGCTGTCCTAATGAAGTCTCCTATTTCCCTAGCCCGTTGCTTATTGTGATAGGGTTTCAGTTCCAATGCTTCTTCTTGAGTATATTTCCTCGTAACCCCCAGACTACCCAACATATCCATCCGTCGCCCTCGACCTGTCTCACCAGCTACACGGGAGATATTCACCAGTTGATCTACTAATCTCTGCGCCCTAGTGATCTTTAGATAGTTCTGGAATGTGATGTGAAAGCGATTCGTTGCACGGATAGGATATCCAGCACTATGCTTATATATTGTGGATAGTATATCCTTACCAAAACCTACCTCCAGTATCTTACTGGCTGTTTGTTCTGTCCTCATTCCTTCTTCACTCGCAGGTACAAAGAGAGGTAGACCCATCTCCTTCTCAGCGAATGATTTCTCCAGCTCACCAGTTACCTCATTGATAGGTCTGTGCATAATGTCTTTTGCATTCAGACCTGCATTCACCTTCTGCATACCGCCATAGGTCAGTGCTCTAAATGCCTGAACTGCCCCCATAGGATACTCACGGGTGAGTAACATACCTAGACCCTGCCTAGTTAGGCCACCGAAGTCTAGCATAGTAGTAGCGTTAGTAAAGAAGGCTATTGCCTCCCTAATAACGCCATAGTTCATATCAGCCGCTACGCTACCCTCACCCCACCCTGTAGCTTTCTTTACTCGTTCCCATTTGGAAGGAGTTCTAGCTCCATTTGGCGCACGAGCGCGAGGAACATTCCCCTCTCTGTCGGATTCTGTATCCTGTTGCTTAACTCCCGTTCCGCTGAGAAGGTCTTCCGTAGTTTCGTCTCGCCTCCTTGATTCAATATAGATGTATAGTAATCTCTGAAATTCTGGACTATATCCCCCAGTCGGATTCGAGTCTGTGAAGATTGCTGCAAGTCGTTCGGCTGAGATGAAGGTATTTCTGGGTCCAAAGGCTCCATAAACTTCTCCTAATCTTTGACCAAAATCCATTCCATGACCAGTACTACTCCAGCCTATGTCACCATGATCCATTAGCTGATTTATATACGAGGCAAAGAAATCCACGCCTCTCTGTACAATACGAGGATCTTTCATATCCTCTGGAGTTAAGTAAAAGTCTAGAGGGTTTAGATTAACACTCTTTCCTCCACCACTACCAATATGTGCAACTTCATGGAGATTAGTAATAGTATTTAGCCAAGCATTGTCCTCTGGAGACTTAAATTCTGCTCTAAGAAATGGGTTAATCAGGATAGTAGATTTACCTGTTCTTGGGTTAGGTATGTGAACCCCATTCATAGTGGGATCAAGAACTAGTCCTATACCCTCTAACCTAGCTGCCCATTCCTGTCTACCAGTTGACTGAATTATACTCTCAATCAAATGGTCATAGTGAATCAGTAATCTCCTAACAGTCGGACTCTTTGCAAAGATAGCTGTTTCATCCGGAGTCAGTCTAAGACCCGGATCATAGATTACAGTCCTACGATTTGACCCTATATCTACAAAGGTCATCGAGTCGTAGAGTTCCTGAGTCCTATTCTTCCTCTTTGATACCGCAGGATCTTTAAGATGTTTCTTGAGAAACTCGTCTACGAATGCTCTAACATCCTTCTTTACATCCTGTCTAGTATTGATGAAGGGATAGTCATCATGCTGTTCATCTACTTGAGGTCTAACATCAACGATTACATGCGGAGGAAATCCTGTATCTTCATTTGGAATACTTATAGAACCAGAAAACTGATACATTCCATTATTTAGATAGTGAATTTCTGCAAAGTCATTTTTTTTAGTCTCATCATATTTTGGAAGTTGAACATTGATTTTATTATTCTTGAATTCGAGTTCTCCAATAGTCTTATCTTCAACTGACTTTGTAAAATAAACTGCACCAGAATACTGACCACCCACGGGTGCTATTTCAGCAATAGGTGTACCCTTAGTCATTATACCGAATTCATCAAAGACCAGCATATAAGGCTTGTTCCTTGTATGCGTCTTGATGTGTCTAAGCATATCTACGGCGTCATTTGTACTCTGGTCGTCTTTCAGAGTTACTGTAACGGTAGTACCTGTTGGAGTAGAAGGATCTACCTCCTCTACTTCCCAATCAGATCCCTGTTTACTAAGAAGTTGTTCAGGAGTTCCACTTGCTATAATCCTATATTTTTTACCATCAGCCTTACGAGTTACATTACCTTCTTCATCGACTGGATCATTTGCATCAACTGCGATAGTGTCTATTATGACATGTTTTCCACCAAGTAAGTAGGAGGCACTACCAATTCCCTTACCACCAGTAGCAGTTGGATCATCTTCCTTACCTGTTGCAAACAACTTTGCTAACTTCTCAGCTAATCCATATTCATCTAGTCCACTACCATTATCATAGACTTCAATAGTTGCTTCACCATTATCAGTTACATCCGTATCATTTACCCTGATCTTTACTACTCCATCTGTACCTAATTTCTCAGCCGCATCACCACCATTCTGTCCCATTTCACGGAGCATAACGGCAGAAAGTTCACCAGTATAATCCTTTGTAAGATTTATTGCGGCACGTTTAATGTCCGCAGTTATCTTTAATCCCCCACCTTTTACCTTAGCATGATACGGTACATCTGCATCTTGCATATTGTCGTATACAAATAGTTTTTCCTGTATTTGCTCGACTCTAGCCATCTCTCTTTCGGATAGCCCACGTAATCCATACTTTCCTGCTACGTCCATCAGCTTATGTAGTTCTGCTCGTAATGCCCTTATAACAGGTGGATCATTTGGTCTAGGTCTATCTGGAGTCTTTGCAAGCATATCCTCCAGCTTCTTCTTTATTTCTTTCCTTTGATTTCTGTGTCTAGTAGCTGCCTCTCTCTCCATCTTGGCCCTAGCTGCCATTTCAGGTTCAAGATATCCCTCAGTTTTCTCAAGGATAGCGTCATTCAGTTCATCAGGGTCATCATATAGACGTGGATCAATTCCTAGATTCTCAGCATCTTCCTTTAGCTGCATCCATTCATCTACATCCCTGTCACTCTTAGGCTTCTCGAATGATGGTCTATTATAAGGATTATCTTCCCTAAAATGTGAATTTACCCAATTACGGATAGCATCTGGTCGAGCAGAACGCTGACTAAATACTCTAGATTTCATATCTCCAGATGGTGAACGAACATCTACTATAAATTCACCATCATCCGAATGCATAGCTCCATCTGCCATGAACTGTGCTTGTTCATACGTTATTGGTGCTCCAACCTCAACCCCTTCCTGTGGTCTAACACGAATTATACCAGATTCCATAGCTGTAGATAGAGTAGTACCCAATCTTCGTGCAGCACCCTCATGATGTTCATTAAAATCATGGGCAAGTCGCGTTCCATCTGGTAGAAGAAATAGTGTTTCTCCATAACTGGAAACAGACCTTAATTTGTTACGAAATACTTCAACTATTTCAGCAGGTGATTGACGCTCAAATGATGGCTCCTCACCTCTCTCACGTCGAGCTAATCTTTCAGCTCTAAGTTCATTTCTCAATTCTTGTGGTGTTTTTGGAGAAACTAAAGGTTTGTATAGTGTACCTCCAACGGTACGTGCAGGATCAATTACACGTGAACCATCAGATAATGTTCTAATTACAACATGATTGTCAAATGGTCCCTCATATCCTGGTGGTAGTACAGCATACCCTTCATCAGTAGCCTGTAACTGCTCACGAGTAGGACGACGATTGCGCTCGAATGATGGCTCATCTCTTGGAGTTATATTCTTAGTTGGACGACCAAGAGTATCCATACCAGATGATGGAAGTGAAGTTCTTAAAACTTCTTTAGCCCATGTGGGAAGTCCTTCTTCTCCAAGCATACGAGCTACAGTTTCTAACTGTTCTCTAGCTCCTTGTATATCTCCACTTTCTGCCATTGATTTAGCTGCTTCAATAGCATGATCCGCCATAGTTGGAGGAGCACTACCCAGATCCACCATCTCAGGAGGTGTAGGACTCTCCCCCGCATGGTAGTCCTGTATGATAGTATCACCTAACGCATCACCCATATCTAATTGTTCTGGAGGTTCCGCGAATGCGCGCTTGAACCTATTAGCTGCTTGAACTGCCTTTATATCGTTCTGAAGCTGTACATCAGTTTCGAGAGGTTCAGGAATCTCAGTCGGTCTACCCATTAAGGGTATATTCTGTTGACCCTCTGGTAGAGGAACAGGTCTATCATATGGTGATACTGTACCCGGACCTCCTCTAACTAGCCTACCACCACCCTCTGCTGGATGAAATATACCCCTCCCTCTAGCTGGTGGTGCATCTACTTCCTGTACTGATACTGAAGCCGCAGGAGCAAATGGATTAGAAACATCTTCATCGAAAGGATCTGTTCCAAGATCCCCATATAATTTATCCTGAAGTTCTCTATATCTATCCTTATCAGCAGGTGTTAATGGTATTGTAAGTCCCTTCTCTGCAAGCCGAGCTAGTTCTTCCTCATCTACAGGCTTACGTGGTAATGGTTGAATTTGATCTGATGGCGATATTCTTTCCTGTCCGGATGGTAAGTCAGGAAGAACATAATTTGGATTTTCCCTTCTTAATGCGGTAAGTTCAGCACGTTCACCATGAGTTAATCCCTCATCTGAATAAGCCTTCTCAATTAAGAAATCAAATCTAGCCCTAGATGGGAAATCAGCTACTCTACCTGATGGTTCAGTGGGCCTTCTAACTCTCTCTAATGCAGTCTGTACCTCTTGAGGCGTAGGCTCACGCTGTAACATATTCTTAAGATAAGCGAACATCTTCTGGAATGGCTCATCTTTTAGATCAATAGCCCCCTGATCTTCCTTAGTGAATCTCTCGAATAGGGTATGAGTTGGACCCCTACTTACCTCTACATACCCATTATCCTTCATCTTTTGACGAAGGGATTCACTTACATTTTTATTTGGAATTGGAACAGTCTTACCTGCTCGTACCTGACCCTCTCCTATTGGACCCGGTATATCAGGTTTAGGAGCTGCGGGACGTGGAGTTACAGGAGGTGGACCTGCATTTCTATACAGCTGTGCTACACTGTTATGTACCATCTGCGGGTAGCCTTCAGGACTACGCATACCCGGCATAGGTACATATCCTTCAGCCTTATATCTTGCATAATCTGCGATAGGATCTTTTATATCTACTACATTTGGCCTGCCACCTTCTGCTGGTGGAATATTTGCGAATGGATCTGAAGGTGGTGCTGGAGGTGGTGGAGGTGTACCTGCTCCACCTACAGGATTTGTACGCGGAGGTACATATGGGGGTAATCCTAATTGACCAACCTTTGGCATTGTAGGATACTTAGGCATACCACTAAGTGTACCTAGTAAACCTAATCCTGTCTGTACCGCACCGATACCTCTATCGGTCCATGTACTTTCAGGATCAAACATCTTCTCGCCACCCTCTACTGCAAATCCACCAGATAATGCTCTATTGATATCATCAAGACTTTTCGCAGTACGCCATGCCGGTCCTGAACCTATTTTCGTAACTCCCTTCAATGCAGCATTCTTCAATGCACCCGTAATTGGCATTGCAAGACCAGCAGGAGAGAACTGACCTCCAACCAAATCAGCAGCAGCATTAATCTGTTTTGATATAGGTGCCTTAATAGGGTTAAAAGGTGTGATAGGTAGATCAATATCCCACTCAGATGGAATCTGTGAGGACAGATCCCTAGCCATACGAGATCCAACATCAGTGAATGGCTGGAAAATCTTACGACTATTCTCTGCTAGTGTTGTTGCCGCTTCATCAGGATCAAATCCTTCAGTTCCTGGATATTTAGTCTTAAAAGGATCAGGAAACGTATCCTTAAAATAGTCTCCTATATCAGTCTTGAACTCCTCCCAGTATGACGGTTCAGGAGCCTGTTTCTCGAATGGAATAAAGCTCCACCCAGATGTAGAGGGAGAAGTAGACTGCTCGATGGGTTGGAAACTCCAAGATTTTTGAGGCATATTACTGACCTATCTGTACCTTGAATTTTCTTTTTTGCGCTTCTCTTATCTGTTCAGGGGTATTGTCTATAATACCTTTTTCCCCATTCGGACCTATCACTATAAGTTTTCTACCCGCAGCTACTTCCTGCTGAGCCTGTTGAGGTGTTATAGATCCTACCCTAGATGTAGGTGAGTCACCTGACTTCTTGAGTGCGCGTCCGAACTCTGCATCTTCTTCCTTAACAGACCTACTAGAGATGACTTTATCGTATATTTTAGGTGCTTCCTTAGTTCCAAGTCCTGTTCCAGATTTATCACTGGGAGGAGGTACGTAAGAAGGATCAGCTCTCTTTTTTAGCTCATCCCATCTATTCACTTGATCTTGAGTTATCGCTCTCCTACCAAATATAGGTATACTACCTGCTTCTCTAGGTACAGGTCTTTTCTTCATCTGATACTTCATGCCTGGTGCTATTTCAATATATTCCTTAGCATCAGGTTCAGTTTCATACATATCCTTTAGTGCATCATTCTCTATCTTTATCTTATCTGATATACTCGGTTTTTTCTCTGGACCGGGTAGGGTAGGAGGTCTAAATATCTTACCTGATGATGGTTGATTAGGATTTCTAGGATTAGGTGGAGGAACAACTTGTTCTCCCTTTTCATTTACAAAAATCTCTGCTCCAGCCTGTGTTGTACGTCCAGCCGCAGCTTCACCCTGTACTCTCGAAGCCTCAATTCTTTGCTTACCTTCAAGAATAATTTGTTCTGCTCTATCCATACCACCTGATGGACCCATATCTATACTATCAAAGGGTGGATTTGGATTCAGTGCTAGAATTCTATCACCCGCAAATTTAATGGTGTAACCATTAGCTTTAAGAGCATATGCCTTATTACGTATAAGGTTGGTTTCATTTCTCTGATCGGCAATTCTCTCTCGTGACTGCTGATCTGCACGCGCACGTTGGGCAGATACGACATTTCCTGCTAATGTACGTTCATTGATATTGGCTGTGTTTTCAAGTGATGCAGCCTGCTGATATGGACCTGCTTTCTCCTTGAATTCAGCCATATCACGTATGTATGGTGCATACATAGCACCTTCCATAGTAGTTAAGGCTGATGCTGGATCTTTTGCCCCTAGACCCATTCCACTAGCTACCAATTTACGTCCCCAACTAGGTTTATTACGCTCAGGCATGTTATCAAGGAGAGTATTGAACCTGTCCCTTGATGTAGTATCTGGCGTATAAACCTTATTGATGGCATTAATCAAAGACTCCAAATCACCCGGATCTGAGGTCTGTGGAGTAGGTGGTGGAGTAGGAGCCTGTGATGCCCAAACAGGATCAAATTTCCCCTGTCCAAAATCCACATCAAATGGACTCTTTGGAGGATTCTGTCCGAACATGTTCGCATATCCATCTCTAGTCGAACTCTGTTGACTAAAGGGATAATTGATTGGAGATATATCCTGAGATGGAGACATACCCTGACTACCGAATGCACTTGGATTTACACCCGTGTAGTCCATGTTCAGACCGTAGTTATCGAATATATTCTGTTCGCGTGGTCTTTGGATGTAAGGCATCTTAATACCTTCTATTATAGTTAGGAACCTGCGGTACTCCTACGTTAGTACCCGGCATCGGTGCTTGTGGTAGTCCTGAAGTATATCCCGGTCCTTGAGGAATCTGATTCTGACCTTGACGTTCATCATTCAACCACGGATAGGCTGCGGTAGATCCTTTACTAAATAGATCCATTACACCACCAATACGGCCCATAGTCTGATCCCACGCACCCGGTGATCTTCCACTCTGAATCTCGTTATTTACCCATCCCTGACCCATCTGCCCACCTTGTCCTACACCTGCCAGCAACTGATTACCGAATAGTTGTGACATACCGGGTGTAGTACCATAGAGTTGAGCCATACCCTCTAATGCGCGCATCTGGTTAGCCCTACTCTCAGCACCAGCAGATGCAGCAGATCCTATATTGGCTGCTTGAGCACGAGACTGAGCATCAGCATTGTATACCTGACTCTCATAGTCTAATCCGGTATTATACTTACTCAAATCTACATCGGCTCCAAGCCTCGAATTCTCTACTCCATACATACCTGACAGACCTGCTAAACGACCCTTATTTCTAGCCTCTGCCAACCCTGCTTCCACGTTCTGTGTAGCATCAGCCGCTGACTGTCCTTGTTCACGCGCCATACGAGCCTGAGAAGCCATCATATTAGGGGAATAGCCACCCTGTAATGATCTACCCCTACCCATCTCCCTTTCTGCATTCGCATATGCAGATCTGATAGGAGATGTGCCACGCGCCCTCATATTGGCTATATCTTCCTTGCTGTATCCACCTGTTTCAGAGAACTCATTGAACCCTTTATACGAGTTAAAAGGGTCATTGTAACTCGCCTTACCGGGAGATACTGTGAAGGCTGAATATCCACCTCCTCCACCTCCTCCACCGGGACTACCAGCAGCACCAGAGGCAATATTCCCATACATGTTCATCATGTTGGTGTAATTGCCATAATCAGATTCAGATCCTCTGCCATAGTTATACGCGAACGCATTAGCCATCGGGCCTTGCTGGTTCTCGTATCTCTGTTGCTGATACTGATTCTGATTCTGCGCACGTCCGCGTGGATCTCCCCCAGATTGACCCGGATTAGGCCCATACTGGTATCCACCGCCAGTTCCGTAGGGATTCTGATAAGGATTTGGCATCTTATGCTCCGTATGATCTAGTAGCAGATCCGCTAGATCCACCAGTTTGTAATGCACCTATATCAAGGAATCCTGTCATAGATCCCATAGGTCCGGGTATTCCTGCCGCTCTACACAATGCACCAGCACCAGCTGTATTGTTCAATCTGTAGTCAGATCCACCGATAAATGGACTAGCAGCTAATGTAAACTCACCGGGTAGTGAGGTATATCCACTACGAGGGCTGGTTGTATGTAACGCATTGTTATAACCAACAATAGCCGTTGCATCATTCACTACGACTTGAGCTGCATTTCCGTACACGATAGAATTGATTAATGTCAGAATTCGAGTAAATGCCGTAGTTCCAACTATTTGAATTCCGTTGCTTGTATTGTTTGCAATAATACAATTTTTAATTACAAATTCTATATTGTTGGTATTATTAAGATTCCAGTATATTCCACGACCCCCATTATTGACTATTACACAATTTGTAAATGTTCTGGAATGAAACGGAACAGGTGCTATTGCTTCTCCATAAAATCCATGAGAAGCATTATCATGAATATAACAACTATCTAAGTTAAAATTACCACCGGCTTGTTCGATTGCATAACTTGTACAATTAAGAAATTCACATCGAGTAACTCTGGTATAAACGAATGTATAGTTAGATACATAATCTCCATTAATTCCCTTACGGAGTCCATCAAATACGCAGTCATCCCACCACCACCAACCTGTTACAGCATTAGCTACAAATCCATCCCCGCGAGTTCCACCTGTATGTGTGAATTTAAGATGTCTCCATATCCAGCCATCTCTAGCACCCGTATTGAACAGTATTTGACTGCTTGTAGCAGAGGTTATAATTGCTCTAGTTGCTACGCTACACTGGACTGTTATATTTCCAGTTGCAGTACTAGATACTCCTAATGTAATGACTGATGTAAGTACGAATGTTCCTTCAAGGTCAATAGTCCATCCGGGCTTCACATCAGCCGTGAATAATAGTCTTGAATTGGCTGTGTCGATACTCTGTCTTTTACCACCGATAGCCCATGTTCTACCAGTAGCTGTACCTGCGGGCGCATCAGCCACTGTTACTTGCGCGGTAGGAGTTCCAGAGTTAGCTTTTGCAGTAATAGCGAAGAACTGTCTACCTGTACTTGTTAACATCCATAGAACATGGGAACTATCTACAGCTACACCACTCAAATCAGGTGATCCGTCTAATGTGACTACTGATCCTGCAAATGAAGCATTTGTACCAAATTTAGCAGTAGCCGGACCAGCCCCAGATGCCTGAGTTTCTGACCCCGTAGACGAATTAAATTGAACAATCGGAACAGCCATTATGGTTGTATGAAAAGCTCACAATTAAGCCATGTTAACGTCGCTGCAGAGTCTAGATTGAACACCAATGTATCTCCTGCAAGTACAGCAGGTGTCCACCCTGTCAGAGTCACATCCTCATTCTTAATTACAGCAGCTAGAGTAGGTTTAGCAGCCGCGACGATAGAGGCTACAGTAGGATAGAGCGCGTATGTACTCTTGGAAATGTCTACAACGGCATTACCCGCGACATCAGCCAGAAGGCGAACACGAACAATATTACCTGCAACAGGAATACTAACCCGTACCTTAGAACCTGCTGTCGGTGCAACTCCCCCTCCATCGAATATCGCAGTTACCTTGTATATCGGTGCTACTACAGCTGCAGGTACATCTGCGAAGGTTTCCCATGCAGATCCATCATTAGAACATCTCTCAGTAACTTTGGTATCTGTAGAGAAGTATAATGTACCCGGAGCTACAGCTGTAGATAATGGCCGAAGTGCAGCCGTACCACGCAGGATTATGTCCTGTAACCTACTAGCCATTAGCCTAAGACAGATCGTTCGCCGTCTATAGTCAGGGTCAGAATGTTAGTAGTTCCTGCCAGTGCCTGAAATACCTCTGCTGCTGTCATTACATAGTAGCAGAAGTGATCTAGCACACTATCCGCAGGAATTGGATATCCATCGAATATCCTAACCGCAGCAGCATCAGTTCCTATGGAACAGGTGAAGTCTACAGCTGATGCTGAGGGATTAGAGATGTGAATGTGCCTGATAATGGCTAATTCACCAGCAGCTACAGTAAACTTAGTTACAGCAGCATTAGTTACTAGCGCAGGTCCATGAAAACGATTTGCAATTCTAGGCATCAGGTACTCCTGTTACAGTTCCCGGTAGAAGTCCATCATTGGACAGCTTCTCTAGTATCCTCTTGTGCATCGACTTGGTAGATAGATTGGCAGTATTTAGCTGCTTAATCATGGTTGTAGCCTCAACCCCTTTGTATGAGAAATTCAACTGTTCATTGTTGTTATCTCTCAAGATGATACCTACAAATCCATTGAAAGTTACCATGTCCATTGTAAAGGAGATTACATGGTATTTAGCTGTAGTTTTCTGTGTTACTACCGGATCTGTAAGGACTAATTCTTCCATTATGTATTCTCGTAGAATCCAGCTAGGTATATCTGAGAACCAGTTGTAAAGGTAAAAGGATGTATTGCAGTAACATTCTGCATGGGTGAACCAGCAGCTAAGAGATATACCTCAGTACCACTATATAATGCAGTAAATCCGCTATGAAATCCTATACTTGGATCAAACATCATTAACTGACCGAATGCCTGAGCCTGAGCATATGCAACGAATGAACGTGGTAAAGAAACTGCAACAATGCCACCAGTTATTGTTGTAGTTGTACCAAAAATCAAGAGAATAGAAAAGAATGTGGTACTACTTACCTGTCTTTCTCGTGCAATAAGTGTCCCATTTCCTACCGTGAGTCCAGTGAACGTAGGTGTAAATGCCTGCCATACTAATCCCGGTAATGCAACACTTCCACCTACGTATAAATTTCCTGTAATGTTGAGATCCGTAGCGAAAATTGCACCCCAACGCGCATTCGTAGCATGTAATGTTGCATCTCCCAAATTCGCCATAGGACCGGGATGATTAGGATGTGGTCCTAAAACATAACTTCCAGCTATTGTAGGATGTTCATACAGTACAAGAGGAATTTTACCTGATACTCTATCCTTATGATAGATAGCTCTCTTAGATCCATACATGGACCTTTCAGCGATGACTGACCACTGCACAGGATCAATAGTTGCGAGTTCTATACCAGGTCCAGATAGAGATGCATCACCACCAGATGCTACAATTTGTCCAATAGAGGCTCCACCTGCACCAAATGAACCTCTACCAAGTAAACTTAAATTTCCACCAGCCTTCTCATATACAAAATTGGCAGAACCACCAATTTTTCCATCATCATTGAACTGAACTGATGTAAATGGTGGTGCAAGTGCTCCACCACTCATACCTAACATCATCATTAATGGTTCAATACCATCTTCTCCATCAAATCCTGGTGGTCCTGAAAACCCTCTTGCTCCAGTAGCTCCAGTATTCCCTGTAGCTCCTATGGGACCACGCATTCCGATAGTAGGAAATCCTTCTTCTCCATCTGCTCCATCGAATCCGAATGGTCCTATAGATCCTGATGCACCAATAGATCCTTGTACCCCCTGTATCCCCTGATTACCTCTAGGTCCAATAGGTCCAATTTCACCATCTAATCCATCATTACCATCCATCCCCTGTGGACCCGCGTATCCTTGAATACCTTGTATTCCTACATATCCCCTCGGGCCTATAGGACCGGGAGATCCCATAGCACCATCTTCACCATCGCTACCATCTACTCCCGGTGATCCCTGACCACCTTGCGGACCTATACTTCCGGGGGGTCCTGCCGGACCTACTGGACCCGGTATAGCACCTGTACCCGCGTATGCTGACCATACAGTTCCATTAGATCTCTCTAATGTAAGAGTATCAGTAGAAAAGTAGAGAGTTCCAACTAATACATTAGCCGCGAGTGGACGATCAGCAGCTAGTCCCTGCCGATGGATATACTCTACGTTACGATACTTCTGCGGAGGAAATAACGGCATTATGGTGTCGGTACAAATACAGCTACACACTCACCCGCTGCGAATATCAGTTGTGTCTCATCCACATTTCCATCAGTTAATGGAGTCCAATAACCTGCTGCTTCTTCCGGCCCACCACCCCCACCTGTTGCAGAAATAGTCCTCTTACCAGCTACGGAGTCATCGAATATGATGTTTTCTCCCGCGAGTAGCTGAATCGAGTTAGGAAGTACTAGTCTGTCATCGAATTTGGTATGTATTGATGCTTTAGAAGTTCTATCCTCTATCGCAGTAGCTATCCTAGAACCTGCTTCCTTGACCTGTTCTATCCTTCTTGCAGTAACTGACTGACCTTGCGTCAACCTATCTATCATTGTCGCAACTACTTGAGACAATGCATTATCTGTCTGTTTTGACTGTGCTAGAGGGATCTTTAGGTCCGCAAATTCAGGGTATTTTCCTGCTAATTTGACCTCTTGAGCTACTTCTGCGATAGCTGGTATAGCTGGACCTACAATAGCCCCTCCAGCCACAGTATCCACCGGCATAGGGAATGTAGGCTTAGTAGCTACTACATCCATCACCTTGACTAGATGCGCGGCTGCCTCTCCAGTCGATGTAGAGTGACATGTGGCTAGTTTACCCGCGTATCCTATTGCATCATGGTGGAAGAATGTTCCATCGGCTGATATCAGATGATATACGGTTGGATTGATAGCTAAATGCGCGATCAAGCCTATTCCGGGGAGATCGTACACGATCCACAGTGTACTGCCTACCTTAGCTATCTTAGCGTATTGGGCACCCGGAATGTATGCGCACGATGTACCCCAAAATCCAAGTACTCCTAATGCCTCATTCCATACAGCCTGACCCCATTTCAGTAGATGCATCCCATATCGGTTGGGAAGTTCTACCTGCATCCCTTTGAAACTGATGATTGTAGGACTTAAATCCGATGATCTGAGGGCGATGTAGGCGATAGCTCCATCAGGACTATTGCATCCACGCGCATCCGTAATAACCCTATTCAGACCCCCTAGAGGTAGTACTTTAGCTCCAAATAGGCCCGGTGTAGCACCCCACGCTAGGTATGTTCCACAGCATCCAGCCGACAATTCATTGATCTGACCACCTATTGTAGTGGTGACATTAGATGCTACGTGAGTCTTAGATAGAATGTCACCTACTTGATGTAGTATGTGGGCACTATCCAACCATACCGTAGGACTTCCACTAGCTCCAGTTCCTTTAGACACACCATCAACGGAAGGTTGTGTACCAGCAACCCCCATTACAGCCTGTCCAGTGACCGGATTGAATCTTGGCATTATGATCCAGGATATGAAGTGAACTTTTCCTTCATAAAGATCACGATTCTGTTAATACGAAACTTCTCGTCTATCTCAGTAGTCTGAATCTGGAAACATGCACGTTGTTCCATGAAATTGACTATCCTAGTCGGAATAATTCGTGCTGTAGTTTGCATAACGAATGGTACTAGCACCTTCTGTCTCACATCATCCAGTGAGTACGTCGTCATCTTCAGGTTTCCAGTACCTACTTGTCTGATCCTGATCGCAGCAAAATGCGATATATTCTCGCCTGAACTACCTTCTGAAATTGCAGCCCCTTTAGGCATCTTATTCTCCGAATAGAGCCGTGCGTATCGTAGGATTAGGTATCTTCTTCGCTAGAATACCCGGAGTTATGGGAGAAACACTTCTGTCGATGTATTTATCGTGTCTCCCACCGACAGATTCATTAGGTTCAAGGAAGTAGAGTCCTGATCCATCTCCACCTTCCTCTCCACCCCCTCCCTCACCACCATCACCGGGAGGAAATAGTACAGTTACGGTACAACTTTCTGCTGGTCCAAAAGGATTATTGTTAGAGGTGGTATTTTGCGCACCAGAAAAGCTATCAACGATGTAAGAATCTTCAATTACTCCAGTGGCTAGGTTAAGATTTCCAATTCTACTCTGAGTGTTACCAAAATCAAGGAAAACTCGAATTTTCACATGAGTTGATAACACAGTATTGAAATAATCTATATGATCTATCCTTATCGGCTCTGCAAATACAATCGAATTGAGTAATGCACCCGCAGCACTAAGATGTATAATCCTCTGCTCGTTAGCCGAGTTATCTTCCCACCATGTGACTAATGAACCGTCAGGAAGTACGATTATCTCACCCGGATGACTATCAGGAGTTTGTGAAAGTCTATCAGTTGAGTCAAATCCCGGTATAGCATATAGAGTTGTAGTAACTCCACCAGCTATGACATACTTTCTGATAGTTCCAAGATCATTATCGAGTCCAAAGTAGAGGATAGTTCCATCCGAGTTCATTCCTATCGGATCTACGTCCTCTGCTGCTACCTCAGCGATGGTTGTGACTAGTGTGATGACGCCAGCAGTCGTGATCTTCCATAGTTGACCATTAGACCAGTTGAGTGCGTAGAAATCAGTGTTACTATGTGTAATCCTTGGAAATGCAGTAAATGGAGTAGATGGAATGATCTTTAGATTGAATGTTAGATCAGGATTAATCAGGATTAGTGCGTGTACAGTTCCATACTTACCAAATCTATCGTGGTATAGCTGATATCCATTAGCTAATGCAGTTCCTATCTCAGTACTCGGAATTGCACTAGCGAAACCTGTTACATTTCCATCAGAATCTATGACAATAGAAGGATGATCTGCATCATTATTGTCATACTGAATTAGAACAGATCCCGGTTCAGTTACGAAGCCATTTAATGGCTTAGACTCAGCATTGTAGGTGAAATTAGCTCCAATAGGACCGATTGGAAACGTGTCAAGTTTTATGTAATAAGTTCCAACTGTGAATTTCCAAAAAGTCCACGTACTAGGCTTGAATCTGGAGATTAGGGTAGTTCCATCACTTTGATAGAGATTGACGAATATATTGGGATTAGTATTGCGTTCACTAAAAACTATTTCATTAGCCACTGAACCAATGATGAGTCTGAACCAGAATTCATTGGCTACATTGAACTCAGTAGGGGTTATTACCCTACTATACGGTATCGCAGTAATGTCTACGAATGAACTAGGCGGAGGCATTATCTATTCTCGTAAGCTCCAAGCATTAGTTTATTCGTCTCGACCAGAGCAACAGTAGATATCTTCACATCGAATATCCATCTAGCCCACCTGATGTTCTTCGCATCCATCCCATTTCCATAGTCAGCGTAGATCATGTGATGCTGCCACGGTGGAGGAAGTGTCATCCAAATCTTCTTACTCAATGAATCATTGACTACTTGTACAAATCTGAATTCATCTCTTTCTAGAGTTCTCATCCAGAAATCTTCGATTTTCCACGATAATTCAGGTCTGGAGTATGTTCCATTGAACAACATAAAACCTGACCAGTCTACAATGAGTAGAAAGTCTATGTTTACTCCTCCTGAGTCGAGAACCATAGCGATTCCGTGTACGGGTGCTCCAACTCCTTGATCCAAGACTTCCTCTTGCCAAGTAGAAGGCTCATCATTATTATCAGAGTATGCAAAAGTACGTGAAGCCTTGAATAAGTAGAGTATATCCCTAAATTCCTGGCAATTTGTAAGAGCATTTCCATCTAATGGGGCTATGAGTAGGCCATCTACCTTCGATATAGCCTCTGGTTCACCGGGATACGATACGCGCGCGAGACTTCTATTATCCGTTATTCCGTCTGGTAGATCCTGTAGAGTCTCTGTTGTACCAAATTCACCTACGATGACTAACCGTGAGTGATATGTGGTGAGATTTACTCCAGCGGGTATCTCCGTGAAGTTGTCAAGGAGATGTGATGCGTCGGATAGTAAGTCCGCGTCGAAATACTCAACGGTTTTCGTTGTGTCCGTATTATTGTTAATGTTTCCTTCGGGGATGAAGAAGAACTGATACCCTTCTTGATTCTGATTGTACTCAGGAATCCATTTAGTCGATACCAGATGCCGTTTCTTGACATACGCATTTGGTGATACCGGGATATTACTAACATCTATCTTATTAGTACCAGTGAACTCTAATCCAGCGAATATCTCCGGTCCCAACGCTGTCAAATAGCCTGTATCAGTCTCATATACAACTGCGATAAGATGAAATCCGAAGTCTGTTCTGCCCACTACAGCTGAATTAGCCGCTACTAATGCAGATCCTGTAGGTCCGGGTCCGGCTGCTTTACGTGCAGGAGTTCCATCACCCTTGTACACGTACAGGAACTCATTCATTATACCTAGTTCATAGTGTCGTCCATGAACATCCAAATAACTCTTAAATGGAGTGATGTATGCGCGTCCATTAATCGCTACGAATCCAAAATCCTCCATCGTAGGGATGGTCAGAATGGGTCCATGTATGACTGTAGGACTGATTACATGATAGATCTTACCACCATCCGTCAATACGAGCAGAGACTGACCGGATTGCATAACATAGTTATACATCCGTTTAATTTTAGTAAGTGGTGATGCTCCAGTCTGATATGGACCTATAGGATCACGAGTCTCTACACCTGAATGGAAATACTGAACATTATGAGCCGTAGTGAAGTGATCCGCAGGGCATGATTCTACATCACCACGTTCCCACCATCCATTAAATTCTTCAATCACGAATGATTCGTGATCTCTCAGTCCCATTAGAATCCGCCCCTAGCCTTGTATGATGCCCTGAATGGACGATGACGAGTCATAAACTGCTGTCGTCCCTTATTATTAATACCAATGATCCTGTCGAGAGATCTATCTGCCTGCATTTCAAGTACTTGTGCCCTCGGAGTATCTTCCCCAATGTACAATGCGCACAATGCAGCAGTTTTGTAAGTGAGATATGAACGCGCATTAATAGTTCCTATGATCGAACTCTCATTAGCCGCCGGTAGAATAGCCTGACTTACATACCTTAGTTGAACATCTCGTGGACTACTAGCCCCATAGGGATTAAACTTGATGCACTGATCTTCCCAACACCAGAACATGAGGGAATTACTGAGTGGAAATCCTTGGAGAAATTCTCTCCTCTGTAGTGGAATGAATGGATCGTTGGTATTACCGAGTGCGCGTTCACCTACTTCCTGTATCTCCACCAAATTGATAGGATAGTGTGGAGTCTCTGCATGTTCTGTTGGAGTAATCTTATTCTTTCCTACATCTACAGCAATGACAGCTGATGTAGCATTGGTAGGTGAGGAGTTAGATGACTCCAACTCCTCCACCAATTCATCAATAGCCATGTTGAGATAGACTAACTGCGCGAGGTAGGTGTAGTCAGTCTTAGCTGGATCATTCATTAACGCTGCCGAACGATCCATCACCTCACCAGCCGTTAATGAAGTCGTACTCATTAGTGATCCTTTGCACGATACCTATTCAACAGTACCCAGTATTCATGAGTGATGGGGATATTTGATTCCGCCCCACCAAACTCTGCCAGTATCTTCTGAATCTTTTCCAGATCCTCTTTCCTCTCCCTCTCCCTCGGTAGATCCTGATCTGGTTTCGGCCTATCTCCCGGACGATGAGGCTCAGGATGTGGTCTGTCCACATCAGGTTTTGGAAGATCCTGATTAGGCTTCGGTGGTTCTACTGGTTTAGTTCCCGGTTTCTCGTCTGCCATGTCTTTTCCTTTCTGTTATGCTATAGTTACGGTGTAGTTTCCAGCGACAATAGCAAATGTCACTGTAGTAGTAGGTGCAAGATCAAATTCTCGCACATTAGTTCCCGATGATGGATCAGTATGAACCTGAATCCTCTTGTCATTTAGCTGGAAGTCTACTCTGATGACATTCTGAATAGTTACTCCAGCTACAGTCCTGTCCGGTCCCGTTTTCGCACTTGTTACGACTACTGCATGAGGCATCTTGCTTTTTCCTTCCTGTTATTGGGCGAATGTTATTCCGAGTTCCTTAGCTCTAACTGGATCTGCAATAGCCTTACAGACCTGACAGATTGGGAACAACTGATTTCTCAGTGATCCGCACGCGATACAACGTACTAGTTCAGCAGTCTGTAGATCACCCAACCACGGCTTCTGAGTGATATTCAGTTCTCTACACGCAATTCGTGCATCTTCGGAGATAGCTAGTGGATTTCCGTTACTTCTAGACCACAGAATATCCGCTATTCTGACCAATTCGAGGAACCATCTCTTTTGATTCCCTGCTGCCTTGTCTAACAGTGGCTGATGATCCTTTTTCAGCTTTTCTAGCGTGTATTCACCGGGAACATAGAAGATTCCCGGCATCAAGTCGGACATATTACATGCGAGTAGTCCATTACAGTAGTCACGGACGATAGAATCAGCTATCTGGATCGAACTCACAGGAATTTCAAGTAGTGGCTGATCTATGTCTACTTCTCTCCACCAACTTGAAGCTCCGACTACCAAAATAGCTGGTTTTTCGATACTTCCCTTCGCAATCTCGAAGATTCCGGGCTGAATCGTAGCCTTCCGTTCCAAAATCATCTTTGGAAGGATGGATACGACTGTACTTTTGTCCATAGGATTGACAGGCGCGCGTACGGTCCTACGATTAGCCTGTTGCATCCCAGGAAATTCACCTACCTGCATCTCTAACTCTCCTTCTTATACGTATTTGGCACTACAATACCTTCTTTGTATCGTAATGCATCACCAATCTCTGTCTCGTCACCAAATAATTCTTCCTGTAGCTTCTGTACTCGTTTCTCTCGCAACTGTGATTCAGGTTCTTCTGTATATTTTGCAAGAGATTTCTTACCTAGAGCCGCGTATAGCGTATCTACGATGAACTTTGTACCTTCCCACGTAGGTGGAACAGCCTGATTATGGTCATCACGATACGCCCAAACTGGTTCGTAGGATAATTTACTAGTTGGGAGTTCACTCTTGTTGATATCGGGAACTACTACCAGACGTTCAAGTACCCAAAAATCCTTTAGATACGAGTATTTCTTAACCTCTCGGACAATGGGATACAATAGCTGTATCCCACTGTCGAGAGTATCGGTCAATCGTTTCTCAAGTTGATCGTTAGCCCACACTATTCTGAATATGGATCGGCCCGTGGATGAGTCCAATCCATATTCATCTGTAAGCTGACGATTGAGTGATTCAACCTTTTCCACTAGACACCCGATTCAAGTACCCACTTAGCGAGTGACTTGACATACACGAGCATTAAGGCTCTATTCTGGGCGGCTGCAAGACCTACCAGAATATTACCGCTAGTTCCTAAAGTAATGGAACCAGCAGTTGGAATCAATATGACGAACCCACTGAACATACCACCACCGAAATTGGGTGTAATCGTATTGATCTGTGTACTACCAGTGACCAAGACAATATCACTCTTGGCATTGATCGTAGCTGCTGAAGCTACAGTCGTTTCTGACAGCTTTGACGTAGTACCTGGGAACATCTTCCCTCCTAACCTACGGGCAGATACTTCTGCGTGTTAGGATTGAATACGAACAATATCACCTCTCCTACGACCGAAGCCTTAGCAGCGAAGATATTGCCCGCGGCTGTTACGCCAGCAGTTCCAGCGAACTGAAGTGCCAGCATATGCGCATGTTGTACCGGAGGAGTGATAGTCACTACTGCGGTATTACCCGTCAACACAGTGAGAAAACTAACTGGTGCGATAGTAGCTGCACTAGCTAATGTGGCAGGTGAAGCCTGACTAGCAGGATTCAATACTGCCCAATCTGATGCTACGATAGGCATTATATCCTCCTAGTAACCAACAGGAACTGCCAAGTTGTCAATGTAGCTACACGCGGCAGGATTGCTCACGTAAGTCTGCATTCCAACTACCATGTAGAAGATCTCAGCCGCAGCTACGCCACCTGACGCACCACGAATCTCGAAGATCTTCCTACCATCAGTCGTATAGAATCCGATGGGGAGAATCTCTGCGCGACCCCATACTTCATCTACTACGAAGTCAATACGAGTCTTATCCCACGAGAAGTGTGGTTTAGTACTCGCACCAGCCAACTGCATGTTGCTACCGAAATACAGATTCAACCCTTCTTCTTTGGTTGTTTTCTGGATAACGGATACCAACTGACCGATCTCCTCATACGCTTGAATCTGACATGGATGCAACCATGCAGTAGGATTGAACTCTTTTTCAGTTCCAAGCCTATTGCCGATCTTATTCATAGCCAGTCTTGGCAATGGGAGAGTGAGTCCTGCTGAACCCGCATTCACTCTATTCGCACGAATCTCTGGAGTCGTGCTACGAGAGAATCCGAGCCATGTACCAGCAGATGCATTGGAATGATGGTACGGTACACCAAACAACGCTGGTAGAGATGCAGGAGCTACAAGACCATCAGTTACGATCTTATCGCCCGCGCCTACGCCCGCTACCTGCGGAGTAAGAGTTACCGTCTTATTCTCTACATCATACCCTGTGATAGTTCCCTTGCCCTTGAGGGTAGCAAGAGTCGTATCATACACCTGCACCGTCTGACCAAACCTCATCAGACGTACACCGAAACCATCCGTTGTGAATGTCAGGACGTTAGAACCTCCGGCGGGTGTGTCAGTTGTTACCACACCTATAACACCATCACCAGTCTGCATCATCTGACTATCCAACTGCCTACGCATCTCATCCAATGCTGTAGCAGTTAGACGACGGACAGAATTGATGATTGCTTTACGCGCATCATCAGTAGCCCACTGTGTCAACTTGGTGTACTCAATGTTCTCACTCAAGAACACACAGTTGAGTATTGCCTTATCGAATGTGGGACCACCACCACGACCCAGATCGCCACCATCTGGATTAAAGTACTGGAAACTACCACCGGGCCGTAGTTCCAGCGGAACACGCATCTGACGGTGAGAGATCTTTTCTACGTCACGTTTCTTAATGTGAGCGTAGAATTTATCTTCTCTCTCGAACAGCACACGGACTTTAGGAATTACCTTTTCCAGTTCCGTTGCTGCTACTTGAGCCTCAACAACTGCCATTCTATTCTCCCCTATGCTAATCTTTCATTAGCACGTCTAGTGTAGACATACCTCTTGGTATATCTTTCCCTGTTTTGTATTTTCCACTAGAGGGGGAAGTGGATCGTCCCGGTTGTATTGGACCTGTCTTAGCAGGTCTTTCTTCTACTATTTCGTTCGTATCCGACCGTCTACCCTTCAAAGCATCTGTTCGTGCCTTTTTTATTACACTAGGCAAAAGTGTCTTTGCTTTACTCAGGTAGGCTGACTTTATCTTATCCGTCGCACTCTTGTCAAAATTACTCTCAAACGCCTTCTCCCACAGTTTGTCTAGGAGACTTCTAAATCGAGCGTCTTTGCCTATCAATTCTTCCAGATTATTGAATGCCTCAGTCGTAGCGTGACGTTTCACATAGTCTGACATTGTACCATTAGGATCTATGTGACCATCAATGGTAGCTTTCAACACGTTGTCGGCTTTACCCTGTAAATCATCCTTCACCGACTCGAACTGCGTATATACCCTTTGTTGTTCCTGCTGCTGTATCTGCTGTTCACGATACTGTTCATCAGGTTTAACCTGTCTACTGAGAGGAGCAGGTGGAGAAAACTTCTGTGAACCAAAAATGAATTGATTCAGAATGTTCGCGGCAGCCTCTAATGGTGCGCCCTGTTCTCCTAATGCTCTACCCTCACGTACCATCGTAATGATGGTATCTTTCATCACGTTGCCCATAACGTGATAGTAAGCCTGTTGGTCTACCTGCTTTAACGCTGGCAGATAGTTGTCTGCGATCTTATAGAATGCGTTCGGATCTTCCTGTCTAGCTGCATGGAGAATTACTGAAATATCCCCACTCATTACCTGCTGTTCAGTCTGATCTAGTATCCTAGATTTCTCTGCCGCGATGCGCGCGTCTTGTATAGTCGGTAGAATCTCAGTAAACTGCTGCTCTCTGTAGTAGGCTTTTTCAAGATACGGAAAATCCTTAAATAGCTTAGGATACTTCGCTAATATCTCTTTCCTACGTACAGGTGTAGTAAGTTCTAGTAGATCTTCTTCTGATGGCGGCTTGAGTTCTTCTTCAAGTTCCTTAATCTCATCTTCTTCATCTTCATCTTTTCCTTCTTGGTCTTTTGGTGTGGATTCCTCATCTTTATCACCTCTATTAGTTTTACCTATTTCTAATACTTCAGGTTCTTCCTCAGTATTCAATAGCTCGAAAGTTTCTTCGCCTGTATCTTCTGTTCCTACTACATCATCGGCCATCTTGAACTCCTATTGAGTGACAGGTTGGCTCTGTCCCTCATTCATTGGTTGTCCTGTACTGGCACCCTGTTTAGGGGGAGGTGCTTTACCCATTCCCTGACCCTGAACTGGAGGAGGCATCATCATCATCTGTTGTTGTGCCATCTCCATCTGATGTTGCATATCCATATCTTTATGCATCTTCATATGCAACAATACATTCTCATATCCCGGAGGATTTTGTAGTTTACACAATCTCCCTGCATCACTGATAAGCCATCTCCTGTCAATATCCGCTGCTAGTAGATGATTGTCTGCATCATAATCAGGCTGAATTGATGGAGAAGGAGGTGGAGGTGGCATACCCATCATCATAGCCTGTTCTTCCATCATAGGATCTGGTGGTAGAGGTTCTGAAGCGATGAGTAGTTGGATTTCCTCGTATTCCTTCTGTCTATCGTCCTCATTCGGTATTACGAACTCATTCAGTCCTACTGCACGCTTGATGTAGGGGATATTCTCAGGAGTCATCAGCATAGCCATGATGGGATCGTTGTTCATCTTGAACAATTCCATGATAGCATCTTTCTGCTGATTCCATGTGATAGGTAGGTTCTCATTAGCCTCTAGTTCAATCTCACCTATCTTACCCTGAAGTTCTGACATTCGGATGAAGATGTTGACGAAGTTACCAAATTCATCCTTCTTTACCTGCTTTTCATCATCCTTCATCTCTTTGATGTACATCGGGATGACTTTGCTGAATATCTGCTTCCACCACACAGTCAGCATCTTCCATGTGGTTTGAAGTCGTTGTAGTGCTTGGGAACGGCTCATACTGTATTCTGATGCCGTCCGCGATCCAGACATTTGTCCCCCAAATAATGAAGGAAGGGCACCAGATACCATCTGACCTATTTCCTGCACCTTTTGCGCGAATGGTAACACCTCCTGAGATAACGTGGCAGTTTTAACTTCGTAGAATCCTTCACTTAGTGGTTTACCAGATTTTGGTGTAGCCGGGTATATTCCACCGGGTATAACTTCAGAGTTACGATACGCATTGAAGTTAAGTACCTTTGGATCAGCAAATGTCTGCGGTATTCCATGCTCCACAGTTTGCAGTACAAGGGATATAAGATCGTTCGTGATATCTTGTACAGATGTAAGTAACAGGCCAATCGGATCAAAGTGAATGTAATCCGAGAGGGGATTGTATGTAAGTGTCCAACAATCGTCGAGAGATTCATTTTCGGCGTCTGCAACAAAGTCATTGACTATTACCACCTTTACGCCATCAGGGAACTGTTTCTTGAGTTCTTCTACTTCTTCTTCCTTCAGGACGTTGTATGAGCAGGGTCGGAGCCAACAATTCCTTACGGTGACGTTGTTAATTGGATGTTCCCCACGATACTGAGGTGAAGTACGGCCCCATTGCTCATACATATCGTAGTTCGCCGTTCCTGATGTGATCTTCTCTCTGAGTCCGGGATATTTATGGAGTACGTTAGTGTAGTGTGTCTCGTAGGAGTAGATGAGATAGGAACATTCAGACTGATTACGCGCCCAGACGGGTACTTTAACGAAAAGTCCACCGTATACCTCCATACAGATACGTGATTTAGGATGTTTGGTGACTCCCGTGAGTCTACGTACCGTGACAGTTTGATTCTGTTTGTCAGGAATGACCATCTGCGCGCACGTAGGACACATCTCTAGACCCTGATTTAGTTCATAGTCTACTGGTGCATCCAAATCATCCGGCATGAACTTATCTTTTTGTACGTCCGATATGACCGGATCTGCCATTTCATTCTGACAGATTGGACACACAGTCTGTTCATGGTATTCCGGTACTTCATCGTACGTTTTCTTA